TCGCAAGTATGTTCTGGCGACAAAGTAGACGACGGATTCTTTGCCTTCATTTGCTCGCTAGATGAAGGTGACGACCCACTGAAAGACGAGGCGTGTTGGTACAAGTCCAACCCGTCATTGCAGGATGCAGACTTACCCGGCATGAAGTATTTGCGCGAGCAAGTCACCGAAGCGCGCGGCATGCCTAGCAAAGAATCAATGGTTCGCCGTTTGAATTTTTGCGAATGGACGGGCGCGGAGTCGCCGTGGATTAGCGCAGATATTTGGAAAGACGCTCGCAGAGATTTTGACTGGCGAGAGTTACGCGGACGCCGTGCTTATGGTGGCCTAGACCTTGGCAGTACTACGGACTTAACCGGCCTTGTGTTTTTGGTTGAACCAGTTCTAGACGGTGAACCGTGGCTAGTGGTTCCGTTTGCGTGGTTGCCGGACGAAGATTTACAGCGCAAGTCCGATAGTGACCGCGTGCCGTATGTCACATGGCAGACGCAAGGATACTTAGAAACAACGCCGGGCAAGGCGGTAAGTAAGCGCATGGTTGCGCAGCGCCTATCGGCCTTGTGCGAGTTCTTTGATGTCGTTTGCGTTGCTTACGACCGCTGGCGTATCGAGGATTTTCTATCGATGGCCGCGGATGATGGCATAACGCTGCCAGAAATGAAGCCGTTTGGACAGGGCTACAAAGACATGAGTCCGGCGGTTGAACATTTTGAAACGATGCTACTGAATGGACAGATCGCGCACGCGAATCATCCGGTAATGAATATGTGCGTGAACAACGCCATTTGCACGGCTGACGACGCGGGCAACCGCAAGCCGAGTAAAGAGAAAGCAAACGGACGTATCGACTTAGTTGTCGCAGCGATCATGGCCGCAGCTATGACGATGACGGCGTCCACTGAAAAATCATTTTGGGAGACTAATTGAAAACACACGCACAGGCCGCGCTATCGTGGCTTCCTGACCTTCTGATGCTCGCGGGCGCATGCTCGGTATCAGTAGGCGCGGGAATGATCTACGCGCCTGCTGGCTATGTCGTTGGCGGTCTGTTGTCGCTTGTGGCGGGCGTCGTTTTGGCGCGCGGCGGTAAGTAATGGGATTATTTGCCCGTGTTTTAGAGCGTAAAAGCGACTCGCTAGACATTTGGGCAGAGCTTTTGCGCGCCGGTCGAAAGTCGAAAGCAGGGCCAACGGTCACGCTTGACGCGGCGCTAAAGGTTGCGACGCTGTACGCATGCTTGCGCGTGCTGTCTCAGGGCGTTGCGCAGGTGCCGTTTAAGCTGTTTCGCGAGCAAACCAGCGACGGCTTGAAGAAAATCGAACCCGCGCGCGACCATGCACACTACGATTTAGTCACAACCCAGCCAAACGACTGGACAACGAGCTTCGAGTTTCGCGAAACGCTCACGATTCACGCTGCATTAGGCAACGCATACGTGTTTAAGAACTACGTGCGCGGCAATGTCGTTGAGTTGATTCTGTTGCAGCCGGGACGCGTCAAAAAGGTACAGAACGACGATTACAGCGTGGTTTACGAGGTAACCGGCAAGTCTGGTGCTGTGCAAACGTTCCCGGCTAACGTCATTTGGCACGTTCGCGGCCCGTCGTGGGATGGTCTGCTAGGCGTTGAAGTGCTGACGCTTGCGCGCGAGGCTCTAGGGCTGTCGATTGCGACCGAAGATAGTCACGCAGCATTGCACGCTAAAGGTGTTCGGCCTTCGGGAACGTACACCGTTGACGGCACGCTCGATAAAGCGCAGTACAAAGGTCTGAAAGATTGGATCATCGCCGAGATGGCGGGCGCGGAAAACGCTGGCATTCCGATGATTCTTGATCGTGGCGCTAAGTGGATTTCCGGCGCGATGACGGGTGTAGACGCGCAGCACCTAGAGACGCGAAAAATGCAGATCGCGGAGGTATGCCGATTTGCTGGCGTGTCTCCGTTGATGGTGTACGAGTCCGACAAGGCCACGACTTACGCAAGCGCTGAACAAATGTTCTTGGCGCACGTAATCCACACGTTAGCGCCGTGGTATGCACGCATTGAGCAGTCGGCAGACGTAAATCTGTTGACAAAAAAAGAGCGCGCGGACGGCTACTACTTCAAATTTATCGCCGCTGGATTGCTTCGCGGCGCATCGAAGGATCGCGGCGACTACTTCGCAAAGGCGCTCGGTTCAGGCGGTTCACCCGGCTGGATGACCGTTGACGAAATTCGAGGGCTTGAGGAACTAAACCCGTTCGGCGGATCCGCGGCTAAGTTGCCGGTACAGCTTGGCACAACCCAGCCGCAACCCGTACCGGAAACGGTCTAAAGGCAAGAAATGAACACAGAAAACAACCCGTTGAAGGCGCTATCAAAAAGCCCTAATGAGTTGATCGTTGGCAACTACATGGTGTTGTTCGGCGGCAAAGACTTGGTAGGCGAGTTTTTCACCAAAAACACCATGTTCGACAGTAGCTACACCGATATTGGCACGCTTTACGTTGATTTTGAGCACGGGCTAGACCCGGACGGCCTCGGAATCGATGACAGCAACGTCTTAGGCGTAGTCGATTGGAAGTCTGCAAAAGCAGACGAGCGCGGCATTTTTGTTCAGCGCGTGCTGAATCGGCGCGCGAAATACGTCGAATTTCTCTCTGAATTGATTGACGCGGGCGTGATTGGCAACTCTAGCGAGGCGGTTCGCGGCAAAACGCTGCGTAAACCAAACGGAGAAATCACCGCATGGCCTCTCAAGCGCGACACGCTGACGTTGACTCCGATGGAGCCGCGAATGATTACCGGAAATCTCATTGAAGCGGCTAAATCGCTTGCTGTGATGTTCCCGCACAGCAAGGCGCTTGCTACGTTGACCGGCGCTCCTGATTTGGAGCCTGCACGACTGAAAACTATTGAAGAAATCGGCGACCTGAGCGGAGCCGAGCTGTACCTGCGTGAGGTAGGCGGCGTATCCCGTTCTGAGGCGAAGGCGCTTGTGTCTCGCTTGCTCTCGATTGCCCGGCGTGAGGTCGGACGATTGGACGAAAGCGACGAAATGAAAGCTATCGCAAAACTACTGGAAACGCGTCGGGCGCAATTCGCCTGACGCAACCCCGCTGCCAAAAACCAGACCGCCTACGGGCGGTTTTTTTATACCCGAAAGGTAAAAAATGGAATTGAAAGACATCGCTCAAACGCTCGAAGAGCAGGGCAAAGCATTCAAGGCTTTTCGCGAAGCCAATGACAAACTGATTGAGGCAAAAGCAGAAGGTAAGGCAGTCGCCGACCTGACCGCACAAGTCGAAAAATTGTCGAAAGAACTCGACAAGTTGGACGAAGCAAAGGCCGCAATTGACGATCTCGTCAAAAAAGGCAACCGCCCGCAAACTGACTCGGAATTCAAAGCCGCTAACGAGCTTACCGCAGAAACAAAAGGCTTTAACATCGCTCTGCGCGCTGAATACCAAGCCAAAGGCAAGGCATTTCCCGGCGAACTCTCGACGGACGCGTACAAGCAATACAAATCCGGCTTCCTGAAAATGGTTTCCGGCGTGTCGATTGACGACCTGTCTAGCGACGAGCGTAAAGCTATGTCCGCTGGCAGCGATCCAGACGGCGGCTACCTGTTGCCACAATCGACCGTTGGTGCCACGTTGAGCAAGATTTACGAGCAGACGGTTATGCGTCAACTCGCAAACGTGCAAACGATCAGCACCAACGACATCGAAGGCATCATTGATAATGATGAGGCAAGCGCTGGCTGGGTGGCTGAACTCGGCGCACGTAGCGACACCGCAACGCCTACTGTTGGCAAATGGCGCATCGAAGCGCACGAGATGTACGCAATGCCTAAAATCTCGCAGCGTATCCTTGACGATGCAGCTACCGACGTTGAAGCATGGCTGTCTAACAAAGTTGCCGACAAGTTCGCGCGCGTTGAAGGCGCAGCGTTTTGGACTGGCACCGGCGTAGGACAACCGAAGGGCCTTGCTGCGTACACGACCGCCGCCACCAGCGACGACACGCGCGCATGGGGACAGTTCGAGCACATCAAAACGGGCGCTAACGGCGCGTTCCACACGACCAAAGCCGACCCGCTGCAAGAGCTTATCGGCGCGTTCAAGTCGCAATACCTGCAAAACGCATCGTTCTGTATGCGCCGCGAACTGCGTACCGACATCCGCAAAATGAAGGAAGCCACCAGCGACCGTTATCTCTGGGAACCATCCTTGCAGGCCGGTGCCCCTGACCGTTTGCTCGGTTACCCGGTCTACATCGATCAGTACATGCCAGCTAAGGCAACCGACTCGCTCTCTCTCGCGTTCGGCGACTTCAAACAGGCGTACACGATTGTTGACCGCATGGGCATTCGCACATTGCGCGATCCGTTCACTGCCAAGCCATACGTCGTGTTCTACAGCACGAAGCGGACAGGCGGAGGTGCGCAAAATACTGAAGCTTTGAAGTTTTTGAAATTGTCAGCTTGAGTG